CCTGGTTTTTTAGGTGTTGCTTTTTCAATGCTTGATGGCTTTGGTGCTATTGGCATACCCATTGGGTTATCACCTTTTGCATTAGCCATTGCATGGTCTACGTTTGGATAGTTGCATCCACATGTTGAACACATATTATTTACCTCTTCTTTTAATTACTCTAGTAGGACTTAATGTGCCCTTTGTTTCTCTTCTGTTCATTGTTCTTTCAACATATCTATTCCATTGGTTACTTTCTTTAACTTTACTTTCAGTAAGTTTTCTACCTTTTTTAGACATAGACTTAGTTGGAACAAGTTTCATACCTGCTGCTTTATTTTCAAAATTTTTTCTAGCAAAAGATTCTGCTTCTTTAAATGCTTTCATTCCATACTTAGCAATTAATTTAGCAACTTCTTCTTTAGCACCTTTTTGTGGTTTACTTGCCACGACGAACTCCCTTAACTTTCTTCAAATTAGGATTAGCCTTAACAGCCTTCTTAGAAGCCTTACGTGCACCAGCAGCAAGAATTGCACCAGCAGATTTCATACTGACACCTTGCTTCTTAGCAATAGACTTCTGTGCAGCCTTAAAACCCATGCCCTTTTTAGCCTTCATTATTTTTTCTTACCCATTCTTTTCATCTTAGACATAGTTTTTTTCTTGCCGTATTCCATCATCATTTCTTTTTTAGATTCTTTTTTCTCGTGCATTTTCTTTGCACCTTTTGATTTATAGTTAGACACCGTATGCTCTTCCTGTTTTGTTTGATATATCTATTGCCTTACGAATATCTTTCGTTTTAGTAGTATCAGGTTGAATACCCTGTGCTCTAGCCGAACGATATAACGCAAGTTCATTATCCCATTTTTTTGATGACATTGTCAATCTTGTTGATGCCTCACCAGCATTTAAATCAACAGTTGATGCTTTACAACCGAAACATCCTTCAACATAATCAGGATGTGTACGTTCCCTATGTAAACTCATTTTGTCCCTAAACTCTTTTCAATTCTATCAATAGCGTCCTTCATAGAAGAACCACCATTATGACTTAACTCACCGTCAAGTCTATTCAATCTTTCCATTACACCTGGTATAGCATCCCTACCTGGACCACCAGGCTCGCCTTCCCAATCGCGGCGAAATTTTTCCAACCATTCCATCATAGAACGAATCTTTCGAATCGATGGCGCAATCACAAAATATACAGAAGCAAGTGCACTTGCAGTCGCACCTGCTACAAGAATGTTCTCTATCATCCTTCAAAGTTACTTTCAGTAATGCCGATGCCAGCGTTAATAAGTGCAGTCTTTTGTGTTTCTGTGACTTCATACTCGTGTCCTCCTGCATAGTACTCGCTAGCAGATGTTACTTGGTCAGTTGATGGAACTCTTAATTTATAATATGTATTACCAATTTTTAATACACTAACTCCACGAAGCAACTTGTAACGGTAGAACATACCAAAACCTGCTGGTCCTTCTAGAACTGTTGGTGGAAAAAACTTTGGCAATTTAAAATCCTTTGAGTAAGAGTAACCCCCACTTGACGTGGGGGCTACTGATAATGAATCTAACTACGCAGCGTTAATGCTGGATGAAGATTCAATTCTGTATAGTGCTTCTTCGCGGTAGCGTTTGAAGCCTAATACTCCGTACCAACCAATTGGACGCAAACGCATCAATTTGTCAGTAACGTTTCCAATCACTACGTGTGGTTCTTCAGCAACTGCTTCAGCAAGTGCTTGTTGACCAGCAAGTAATGTACGGAATACGCGTGCACTTGAACCACCATCGGTGGCGTTGTACATACGTGGTGATTCGATGAAGTATGCTCCTTCGAATGTTCCAATTTCGCCTGCCCAGATGGCATCGTTTGATTGGTATTCGTGTGGCAATCTCCAAGAAGCAGAACCAGTTTCTGCACGAAGGTCGTGTGAAACTTCAGGGTGAATTGCACACCAGTACAATGAACCCTTACGTGGAACGGCTTTACCTGCACGTAGTTTTGCAACTGCTAGACGGATGTCTGCAGCCTTCAAGGTGAATCCTGCACCTGTGATGTAAGTTGTTCCAGTTGCACGAACTCCTGATGCGTTGCTTGCGTAAACTACGTTGCTTCCGCCACGTAATTCAGTTTGTACAACATCATCAATTGAGTCAGCCATATTGTAAGCAACAATGTTTGCAATTGCTGGGTCAACTTCTGCAAGTGACATTAATTGCAGTTTGCGTGTGGTTGTAACTGCGTTACCGTATTCGTTAAGAACAACAGTCACAGCAGTTGGTGTACCAATCGCTACTGAATCTGGGTCAACTTGTTCAGACAACGGAGTTGTTGCCTTTGATAGGTCGCTGTAGATTTGGAATACTACAGAAGAACCTGGCATTGATTGACGTGCTGGGCGCTTGTCTGCGACTGAACGTAGTAATGGTTGAGAGCGAAGTGCGAACTCAACTAAACGGTCATAAGCCTTTTGTACGAGACCTGCACCATTAGATGGTGAGAAGGTTCCTACGTTATCGGCTGATGTATATTGACCGCCACCAAGACCACCGTTAGTATTAGCAGAACCGCCTGAGAGGGCTGTATATGCCATCGGCATTTTATTTCCTTAGTTAGTAGTTAGTTAAACATCTCCACCTTGTTGGAAAATCATATTTGTGATTTCATCAGCAGACTCTGCATTTTGTAATCTTAAATACATATCATCCAAACCAGCAGGAGATTGAGCATTAGCAGTAACAGAATCGATTTGTCTGAGTGTAGCCAAATCTGGCTTCACATCATCGGGCGTCTGTACTGTTAAACCAAAGACATCAGCATTCTCTGCAATCCAGTTATCGATAACATCTGGATTAGCCTCAATATCTTGAGGAATGAATTTTGCTATCTTTGGACTTACGCCCTTGCTTTCAAGAACTGACTTGATAACGTTTTGACGTTGTTCAGTCTTAATCGAAGAAAGTTGTCCTTCCATTTCGGAAAGCATTTTGGATTTACTTTTCAACTCCTTACGAAGTTGTTTTAATAAATCGCTTTCTGATTGTTGACTAGGGATAACATCATCTTCGTCATCGTCCCAGTCTTGATAGTTGTTGCTCATCGCAACGCTCCCATTCTATTGTTGTTAGTCGCAAGCCTCACGCTAAATCTGGGGGGAATTAGAATGGCTCTTGCTACCAGTCTTGTTACTCTCGTAGGGGCTGGTCGGTCCTACCGAGGGTCTAAAATGCGCCTGATGATTTCTGCGCTAATGAAGCAGTTGTAGTACCTGCTTGTCCACCAAACGTGGCTTTTTCTCTTTCTTGAAGTTTCTTACGACGTTGTGAAGCCAAACCAAAGAACGCTTCTTGTTCAAGTTCTTGAGAAAGACCTGGTGTTTGGTCACCATAAATTTGTGCAAGTTTCTCAGTAGTTGGTTGAACCTCAGCAATATTTGCATACGCTTCTTTAGCAAGGTTACCAATCTGCTCAGTTGACATACCAGCAGTAGTTAACTGTTTCTCAAGTTGGCTAACATTTTCTTCAGCAACATTAATCTTACTCAATGCTGCACCTGTACGAATCTGTGCCTTACGAAGACTAGTTTCTAATTTGTTAATACCTTCAGGTCCTTGCATTAAAGCAAGAGCAATTTGTGAACGTTGTTTAGTTGGGTCGCCAACACCATAAGCACCCAAGTAATTATTTAACTGTGCCCTTAAAGTTTCTGGTGCATTATCAATTTTAGTGAACACATTATCAACACGAGACTTTGCTTCATCAATAGAAACACCGCCACCAATTAAAGCATTATATGTTTGTGGGGTAGCAAGTTCATCAAGATTATATTGATTAAATAAATCACGATAAGTTTGTTCAGCAGCAAGATATTGTGCAGGATTATACACTGGTAATCCTTGTGCTTTACGTCCTTCATTACCAGCAAAACGTGTTTTGTATGCTGTTGTTTCAGGTAACAAAAGTGATGCTTCTTCAGCAGAATAACCTTCTGTCATAAACTTTTTAATCTCAGGAATTAAACTTGCTAAATTATTGTCTGCAAATTCTTTTTCAAGAATAGCAAAAGCACTACGACGACCTTCTTCTCTTACTGATTTTTCGTAAGCATAAGGGTCGTAAGTTGGACCAGTTTCAACTACAGGAGCACCTACTCTTTGAGCAACGGCTTGAGCATTAGCGTCAATGTTTGCTAACTGTGCAGGAGTAAGTGCTTTGAATTGTTCTTCTGCTCTACGAATAGAAGCAGCACTTGGTTTAGGTCTTTTAGCCATTTATCTTAATCCGAAATCTTGAAGAATCTTATTTGCATATCCTGCTGCTTCTTCACGAGCATTGTTTGTGTACTCCCATTGTGGACTATTACGTAAGATTTTATTGAAGTCTCCAAAGTTAGGAAGGTTTGATAAAGCAGTTTGAATATACTTGTCATCAAGTTTAATTGTTTCAGGATTAATCTCTAAAACATTAGCCATTCTATTAATGTATTGTGAAGCAATATCTTTAACAGTTAAACCTTGGTCAATAAAAGATGCAAGATTTTGATAAGTTGCTTTAGCAGTATTTTGAATCTTCGCTCTAATAGTATCAATAGCGTTCTTGTCAGTTAAACCACTAAGAGCATATTGACGAACATCAGCATC